AGTCTGATTCATATCATTGTCTTGGAATAGGTAATATTCATCTACTACCCGTATTAATTCTGCTTGAGTCTTAGGGTCTTTAACCTTTTCTACTTCTTTAATCTTACGAATTTTAGTAGGGTCAACTTGTTTTAATTCTTTAATGCCACCATCTGTTCCAGATTCATTAATAATAACGTGGAAGAATAAACGACCGTCTGTATACCAACGTCTGAATAAATCATATCCTCTGTTATTAAAATCTAGAATCTCTAAGATATTATCCCACTCTTCTTGAATAAGATTCTTTACTCTCTTAGGTTGGTCTAGCTCATCGAGGTTTAATTCAATTATAGTACCAGCTTCTGGCTTTACAATTGCCTCGTTAGTGATGTCTTCGACTGCTGCATCCACTTCAGGATAGGCAGTAATCTGTCGATACTTAACTATTAAGTCAACATCATTTTTAAATTGGTCACCATTAATATCTAGATACTGGCCGTAATAGCCTCCAGATGGTGATATTTGATACGCGCCGTCCTCATCAACGGCCGAAAAAGTTTTAGCCTTTACGTCTTCCGCTTTCTTTTTTCGTTTGAATTGGAAGCCGAAAAGATTAGTTTCTAGGTTTGCCATAGTAATTATTTATATGTAAAAATAAGGGTCCCATTTCAGAGACCCTTGAATGTTAAGTAGTTTTATTAGATTCCCAATATTGTACTTGTAACTCTACCGTGAACTCTTCTACAGTATCACCAGTATCCATTGATAACTCAATAGCTCCTAGATTACTTGGCCAAGTTCCTCTCATGTCATAATATTTAATCACTGAACCATCTTTATCCAGTTGCTCCACAACCATATCTGCCATATAGGCAGTAGGGTTAGTAACACCTGTATTAAGTTCATGTTGATTAATTAAATTCATCCATTGCTCGAATGAATTACGAACATCAAAGTTAGTATCGTTAACAACTGTGATTGACCACGGATCAAATATTCTGTCCCCAGCTAGCTGCAATATTCTTCCTCTAAAAGGAAGAGGTACTGTACCTATTTGAGAAGCAGGCAAAGATGCCGCTTTAATCATAAATGACGCGTCTGCAACATTCGCAGTAACACCTGTAGGAAAACCTAGGGTTACTTTAAATAGATTAGGACGTGCACCACCACCAGTCAGTTTCGCTTTGAAATCATCTACGCCTAAGATAGCCATTATTAGTTACCTCCTGCTATTTCACTAAACTCGACGCCAGTTCGAGTGGCAATAAAGTTAAGTGTGATGAAATTAATAGAGCGCGCAGGCTTAATATAAATGTCAGCAACAAACTTGTTGGCATCTACAATAGCTCCTGTGTTATTAGTGTCATCGCATACAACGTTGAAGTCTGTAATACCACGACGACCTTTAACATCCCGTAAGAATGGTTCAACCATATTACGGAATTGTGCTCTTGTGAACTCATCATTAAACTCAAATAACGAAGCCTTTGATGCAGATGAAATTGCTTTCTCTAGAACAATGAATAGTCTCCTAACATTGATTCTATCAAATGCACTTGGTTTAGTTTGTAATGTCTTGTCACCATATAAAACTATACCCGCACCAGGAAAAGATACAATTGGGTTTACACCCGCTTTATATAAATCATCCCTGTCAGCTTGAATTGGATTGTAAGCCAACTTAGTAACATTTCTCAAGTTACCACGACTAAAGCCTGCTGGGCTATACCATGCATCTTGAGTCAAGTCAGCGTTAGCTGCTAGTCCTGCCATAGCACCAGAAGCTCCTATCCAACGATATTTATCTTTGTATTTATCATACACATACAAAGCTGATGAATCAGCGAAAGCATATGAAGAATGTGTCAACGTTCCTGCCCAAGTAGTTACCTCAGTAGCTGTATTTTCTGTCAACGGAGGTGATACAAATGCGACGGTATCCTTACGAGCAGCTGCAATAGATATTAACTTATTACAAACTGTAGTAGAATCGGAAGTAGACCAATCAACATCACCCATAAAGAGTAATGAGATATCTACTGTTTCCGCGTCAGCAAACATATCATATGCCGCTGTAGTTTCTCCAGCTGTTAATGTATTATCATCGGTACCACCTGTTAATGATTTAGTATACACATCATTTGTGCCTACATCATCATCAGGATCGACGTCAAACGTTTGACCTGCCATAGTAGCATTCCAGTTAGCTAATCCTGTAGGACTATCTAACATACGAATCCACGATGACTTATTGTTTACCACATTCCTTGCATAGTTAGTGGCTCCATCCGAACCTGTAGCATCACGTGCTTGTGATACAAATTCGTATGTTTCAAGTACTGTGCCCGCAATACCTGTAATATCGCCGTCTTCATCAACGACAATAATATGACACTCATCCAGTGAACCAGATACGTTACTACATGCTGTAGACGTAGCTGGAGCAGCTGTAAAGTGATCTTTGTAAGCCCACGCCGTAAAGGCCGCGGCATTAGCTGGGCATATAGACACCAATAGAGAGTTGCCTGTAGTTCCAGGATATCTTGCAACAATTTCCTGGCCAGTAGCAGTCTCAGCAGCAGTGTCATTTTTAACTAGTAAGCCTGCAGCAGAACCAGCGTTTAAGCTTGCTCCAACCGCTCTAACAATTCTCAATGAATTGCCATAGCTTAAAAATTGGCTTGCCGCGAGAACGTTTTGATGCGTATCCCCGTTAGGTTCGCCAAATAGATTTACCAAAGCTGTTTCAGAGCCAACTGTAGTTATTTCATCTACAGGACCCCATTGAAACGAACCCGCCATTGCACCAACAGATGATGATACGGCAGGAACTGTATTTGTCAAATCTACTTCTTTTACCTGTACACCAGGTGAGACTAGAAATGCCATTTTTTTTACTCCTTAATTATAAGATTTTTACATAATAAGTTTAGATTCAATACCATTATTTATACAATTTAACCTTTCCAGACTTCCCAGCCCTCTCCGAATGGGTGTTCTGTCTTCTGTTCGTTGTGTATAATTCCTACTGGTAACATATCATCTTCAATTAATCTAATCTTTTCTCTGTATAATAACTCTTTCATGTTGTGGTCAGTAGTCTCTGCAAAGAATGGTGTAGAAGAAAACCATCCGAACAAGACTAAATTCATTACTAAATCATCATGACCGTGATGGTCTGCCGCATATGAATTACCTTTCTGTACGAAAGAACTTAGTTCTATAATAGTATCACTATCATATAATACTAGTTTTGATTGTTCTACAATGTCTTTAAGATTAGAACATCCTATTCTTTTTACCTTCTTGGTCATCATAACACCAATAGCATCTCTCTTCACATGACTTTCAAGGTATATATTTTCATATTCTAAATCATAATGTAAGCCATTACATACTACTTGACCAGCATCATTGTTCTCAATTATTACATAACATAGATTATAATATGTTGCATATTTAAATATAATGTCGGGGAATAGTAATGGACTTATCATATTATCTCTAAAGACCGCTACCTGTACAAATTGTTTATCTGTTACATCTATAACATTAAAAGTAGAATAATCCATTCCTCTACCTTTAGATACATCAACGAACATTAAATAATTTCTACCTTCTTCAGGTTCTTTATATATTTTAACATCGTGGGCGATTGCTACAGGTTCTACAGACTGCATGGCTAATAGAGTCTCAGGATTAATTAATGTATTACCGGATCCTATAATCTCATTACCAAACTCTTGTCTAAATTGCATCTCAGAGGTATTACTAATAGTTTGTTTTTTCCACTCTTCATCTCTTCCAGGCACATCCCACCAATCAACTCTAAATGGAATAAATTCATTTGTCTTTTGAACAGCACCCTCATATAGTTTATTAAACATATTGTTAACACCATTACGTGTAGAAGTAATAATAACCTTTGTTGAAACACCAGCTGAAACTACTGGATAGGTAGAAGTATAGAACTCGGCATCCTTTTCTACGAAAGCAAACTCATCGAGGTATACTAAGTTAAGTGACATACCTCTAATAGATGAAGCCGACGTAGCTCTCGCTACAATTTTAGAGTTATTGGAAAATTCTATTGAACCT